ATGTACAAGATGACCTTCGGTCGCGGCCCTAACGCGCTCACCAAGTATTTCCTCAGCTACCACGAGGCGACCGCCTACGCCAAAGCAGTGGGCCGCTCTAAGCGGTCAATCAAGCCGGTCCACTGAGCCAGCACCTCGGAGCCTTCGGGCTCCACCCAATGCAACGCAATGTCTAACGCAAGCCATGCAGATGGCAAAAGGAACGCAACGTTATGAAACTGTCCGCTCTCAAGGCATCCGCCCTGGATGCACTCCCGCATGTCGCCCACACACCCGCCCAGATAATAGAGTGGGCCCAAGGTGGTCGCTTCAACGACCCTGAGGGCCGCTACCTGCTGACCATCGAGCATCATGGGGTCACCTTCAAGGTTGGCCGCTACGCTGGTCTGGGAGGCCGCTACTGGCTCGTTGAGGCCCACACCGAGGGGATATCTTTCGGTTCCCTTGAGCTTCTCAAGATGAGCATCAGGGTCCGCACGTTCTTAGCCTTAGGGTCGAGCAATGTGGAGGGCCCTGGGCATGATTAAGTTCTTCATCGCCTACGCTCTGGCCCTCTCGATAATAGGGCTCAGTGGTCTCGATAGCGTGGAACGCTCAGTCGTCAGTAGGGCGGACCAGATAATACGAAGTACCCAGTGATTCAAGTCGAGCCCTTAGGTCACCACTGAGGGCTCCGCTGGAAACACCCCAATGAAACGTAATGCAACGCAAAGGAACGTAACGCAATGAAAGCACAGCAGAGGCTTAACGTATCCAACTTCGTGGCCGATAAGGTTGCCCTGGACATAATAGAAGGGATGATTGAGGCGAAGCGCACGGGGATCGCTCAGTACCTAACGAACCGCAAGGGCCACCGCTGGCTTCGTGTGGCTGTCATGGTGGACGACCACGGGCGCCGGTACTTTCAGTTCATCAGCAAGTGGGGCCAGGAGTGCGGCCACATGATACGGCGATGCGCCTTGACCCACTGGAATCTCTACGTCCTCAGGCAGTTTGAACGCCTGGAAACCCTGATAATTCGTGTGGGTGACGAACGGCTCTATACGGGTCAGAAAGTCCGCCATATTATCGCCGCCAACGAAGCGTCACCCTTAATGCAAAGCCGGTACATCGGCCAACACAACGCAAACACAACGGAAGTTCACGCATGAGCCACGTCCTCCTTAAAGCCTCCACGGCTATCCCTTCGAAAGACAAGCTGCATCCCATAATAAAACCGCTGGTCCCAGTGTTCGAGCAGATGGCGAAAGCTGCTGAGGAACGCCACGGGCTGACCCATGCGGTTTTCCATGAAAGGCCGGACTGGGCTCCCGCTATGTGCGCGGTCTACGAGTATGGCGCTGGAGAAAGGTCCCACACCTCAGGCGTCTACTCGTTCCCCTTTCTGCGCCCTGAGTTCATCGACGATCTACTCAACGAAGTCGCTGCGATGTCCTTCGAGGTGAACGGGGAGGAGGACGCTCTGGTTCAAATCCCGGAGATAACCATGCAAGACAACTGCCCGAGTCTTCACGCTTGCCTTCACTCGCTCTTTCAGCATGTCGTAAAGCCCCTGGCTGTGATCCTGTACGGCAACGAGCCGAAGTTCATGCAGTCCATCCAGTTCGCCCAGTACACCCCTGAGAACACAGCGCATGGGCATTGGCACCACGACAATGACTCAGACATCACTCTGGTGGTGGCTCTAACGGATCACCACAAGGGTGGTGGCACGATGGTGAAGCCGCAAGGGCTCGGGGAGGCTTTCGAGGTTCCGCAGTTGCCGGTGGGTCACGCGATGCTCTTTCAGGGCTCTCGCATGTTGCACTACGGAATGCCGGTCACGGAAGGGGCCCGCAACCTGCTGGTCTTCTGGTCTACCTTGAGGCCCTAAAGCCTCACCAGCCGCTCTCATCAAGTTCCAGCTCTGGGTGCTCGTCACCAGCCAGGAAGTCGCACTCCTCGGTGTCGCTCTTGGAGCTGTACACGCGGTCAAAATCCGCCAGAGCATCGCTGAGTGCATTGGTCGGAACCTCTGGCTTCAGGGAGGTCACAGGGGAATAATTAGGCATATATTGACACCTTCACAGAAACACAACGGTGGAACGAAATGGACGATCAACGACGCCAAGGGATCAGCAGTAGCACACTCCAGAAATACCTCGCTGAGGTGCGCCAGATAAGCGGGCAGATCACACAGATGCGTCAATGGCTGGATGAAAGCTACCAACCAGACACGTTAAAGTCAATCAACCCTGTCGATCTGAAGGCCAGGAGACGCTCCACTGAGGTCTCCATCAAGCGCCTTGAGAGTCGTCTTGAATCCCTAAAGGCCGCGTGCCGTCAGGAGCCTACGCGCTCATGGACCGATAAGGGTGACTTCTCGCACGTTCAAAACACTGGAGTGACATTTAATGCAAAGTAGCATCAAGTCCATCAAGTTCTACGCGGACATCCCTAACGTCAAACGGGCTGGCCCTGGCGGGAAGGACAAGGTGGAGCGCGAGGTGAAACCAACCTACTTTGCGATTGGGGAGGGGGCCGGGGAGGGTCGCATTGATCGCTTGGAGGTGACCACAACGCCCGGACCTCAGGCAACCGTAGAGATTCACCAATGGACCACAAGCGGAGACGCTAAGGTCTTTATCTATCAATTGGCCGACATACTGGGCCGGATCGAAATCACGAGATAAGCAATTAAATGAAAAATAACGCCAACACAACGCAAACCAATAACAGCAGCATGCAGTTCACCAAGCAGAGCTTCATGGGGATAGAGCTGGACATACTCGTGGGTCACCCAGAGCATGACATCCTGTTCATTGCGACTCAGGTAGCACGGGCAGCGGGCTTGCAGAACGCCGCGTCCTCCGTGAACCTCGCCCGGAAACACTACAAGAGCGGGCATGATCTGGCAGCACTGATACAGGATTCTTGTATTAGTCTCCCTGTGGATGCTTTAGGGCGGAAGGTACGCACTACCACTGTTCTATTCACCGAGCGTGAGACCTACGAGATGCTCGCGAGGGGCAATGCACCTCAGTCCCAGCCGTTCCGTGATTGGGTCTTTGGTGAGGTCCTCCCGTCCATCCGCAAGAAGGGCTCCTACAACGTCAATGATTCAACCACGAAGGAAGGCATGCAGTTCTCTGGGGAGCTGGCGGCTCTGCAAGACGTTATCAGGGCGCTGCTGCGTGAGGAGACCTCGGACATCAGGACGATGCTCAAGGAGCTTATGGAGCGCCCTGTGGGGGTTAGTGACGCCACACCAGCTCAGTTTGAAAAAAGCCCCTACGAGAAGGACAAGCCTTGCTCCCTGGGTGATGGCGGCTTCCTGTTTGACCTTAAGGCGCTCAAGAAGGCGGGGGAGGTCCTCGGCTACAGCGCTACAACGGTACACAAGCTGATTGGCCCGTCAAAACTTGCGATGGAGAAGGAGCTAACAAAGCTCTGGTCTACGGAGGATGGGCGCGCCCTGGAGTTCCACTTCTCGGGAAGCAACATTCGGTGGACTTATTGGCCTAAAGAGTGGGCAAAAGGGAAGCTGGATCATGGGTTCTATAAGCATGTCCTGAGCGGGGTAGCCGACAAACTCCTTTCCTCTATTTAAAAACCCTCACTACTTAGAGATACCCAAGCGAGAAACTTAAAGCTCAACACTTTAGGTTTCTCTTAGGGATTTCTTTGGGTTTTCTATAGACATTAAAGGATTATATGAGATGTCGATCCTCATCCCAGAGCGTCACGATTTTTCAGACATAAAGCAGTCCCCGCGAGCCTTCGAGATTCTCAGCCGTCACTTCGGTGAGGACCTCGCAGCCCTTCAGCTCTCCCTTGAGCATGAAGCCTATGAGCTTGGCGAGCAGAGCTTCCGCAAGTCCCTGGAGCGCTCCATTGAGCGCGGGGAGTACGCAGACACTCAGCCAGCCCAGCCGGTCCTCTCGGTGCTGGTCCCTCGGTTCATCGCTCGGTACAACGAGTGGCTGGACCACCAGAACACCAAGGTCCGCCGCAAGCATGTGGCCATTGAGGACTTCCGCACGTTAAGCCCAGAGGTCGCCGCTGTGGTGACCATCAAGCGCGTCCTGGGTCTCATGGCTACCTCAGGCACCTCCGTGACCGTCCAGAAGGTTGCGATCAGCATCGGTCAGTCCATTGAGGACGAGCTGCGCTTCGGTCGCATCCGTGAGCAAGAGGCTGACCACTTCCGCAAGTTCATCAGGCCCGCCCTGGAGAAGCGCAACGGTCACCTCTACAAGAAGGAATACATGAAGGCCGTGGAGGCCAAGATGGTCCAGGCGGGGGAACTGGAGACCTCATGGTCACCTTGGGAGACTGACCGTTCAGACGTGGGCAAGGATCGCCATTTTCAGGTCGGCATCAAGTGCATGGAGATTCTCATCGAGTCCTCCGAGCTGATAGTCGTCCAACGTGAGAACGCTGGGCACATATCGAAAGACTGCGAGACCGTAGCGCTACACCCTGAGTGGGCCAAGCGCCTCGGGGACCGTGCGTTCAACCTCTCGGGTATCTCTCCGATCTTCCAGCCGTGTGTCGTTCCGCCTAAGCAGTGGACCGGGATCAAGGGTGGTGGCTACTGGGCCCAAGGGCGCAAGCCCCTGAGTTTCATCCGCGTGAGGAACCGTAAGGCCCTGGAGCGTTACCGCGATGTCCACATGCCTGAGGTCTACAAAGCAGTGAACCTCGCCCAGGAGACCGCTTGGTCGGTCAACCGGAATGTGCTTGAGGTGGTCAACGAGATCGCCAAGTGGCAATCGGTCGCCATCAAGGACTTCCCGGCTCTGGACAAGGAGGAGCTACCCCAGCGTTCCGAAGGGATGGAGGAAAACGAGGAGGTCCTCAAGCAGTGGAAGCGGGCAGCATCCGCCGTGTACCGCCGTGAGAAGGCTCGTAACTCTCGTCGTCTTCGCTTTGAGTTCATCGTTGAGCAGGCCAACAAGTTCGCTGAGTTCGAGTCGATATGGTTCCCCTACAACATGGACTGGCGCGGTCGCGTGTATGCGCTCCCAATGTTCAACCCTCAGGGCAACGATATGACCAAGGGTCTCCTTATGGCCGCTCAGGGTGAGCGCATAGGCGCTGAAGGTCGCAAGTGGCTGGCGATACATGGGGCCAACACAGCGGGAGTCGATAAGGTCTCGTTCGCTGAGCGTCTCCAGTGGGTAGAGGACAACAAGACGATGATACTGGCGTGCGCTGAGGACCCGCTTGGGTGCCTGGAGTGGATGTCGATGGATTCGCCGTTCTGCTTCCTGGCGTTCTGCTTCGAGTGGCAAGGCGTACAGCGGCATGGGGACGATTGGGTCTCTGCGCTTCCTGTGGCCTTCGACGGGTCATGCTCAGGCATCCAGCACTTCTCCGCGATGCTGCGGGATGAACGGGGTGGTCGCGCTGTGAATCTCGTTCCGTCCGAGAAGGTCCAGGACATCTACCGACTGGTGGCCGATGAGGTCAACCGGCGTCTCCAACTCGACTTCGCGGAGGGAACACCCAGTTCCCTGTTGACTAAGATCAATGAAAAAAGTGGCGAGTTCCGTGATGTCGTCAATTTAGGCACAAAAAGTTTAGCTGAGGGCTGGCTGAACTACGGAGTGACCCGAAAGGTGACCAAGCGGAGCGTGATGACCCTGCCTTACGGCTCCAAGGAGTACGGCTTCAGTGACCAGCTCCTTGAGGACATCATCAAGCCAGCCGTGGACGGTGGTGTAGGCACCATGTTCACCCATCCAGACCAGTTCGCTCGTTACTTGGCGAAGCACATATGGGAAGCGGTGAGTGTCGTGGTGGTCGCCTCGGTGAGCGCGATGGAGTGGCTCCAGAAGGCCGCTAAGTTGCTCTCCAGCGAAGTGAAGGACAAGAAGACCAAGGAGATTCTCAAGCCCTGCATGGCGGTCCACTGGGTCACCCCGGACGGCTTCCCGGTATGGCAGGAATACTTCAAGCCAGAGAAGCGCCGCATCGACCTGATGTTCCTCGGGACTCACAGGATGGAGGCCACGGTCAACGTCAGGGACAGCAAAGAGATGGACCCACGGAAGCAGGAAAGTGGGGTATCTCCGAACTTTGTCCACTCCCAGGACGGGAGCCACCTGAGGAAGACCGTAGTGAAAGCCAATGAGGCATACGGTGTGACCTTCTTCGCGCTCATCCATGACTCCTTCGGGACCATCCCAGCGAAAGCCGGGGCGATGTTCAAGGCCGTCAGGGAGACGATGGTGGAGACCTACGAGAACAACGATGTCCTTGCGGACTTCCGCGATCAGTTCATGGACCAGCTCCACGAGACCCAGCTCGACAAGATGCCATCGCTCCCTAAAGCGGGAACCCTGGACATCCGCTTGATCCTTGAGTCGGACTTCGCGTTCGCCTAAAGGGCAGCACCCAACGACAACGAAACGTAATGCAACGGGCGATCAGTGAGTGGCGATTTAAAAACCCTCACTGAAAGCCAACACAACACACTTGGAGTTCAACGCAATGCAACGTACCGCCATCGAGAAGATAACCCGCCGTGCCACCACTCGCCGTTCCTTTGAGGAAATCGCTGAGCACCGGGCTCGCAAAGGCAAGCTCAACAAAGCCAATCGTCAATCCCGTATGGAGTGGAACTAACATGGCAGTTCAAGAAGTCATCCTCGCGACCAACCCAGCGGGCCCCGTTGATTACAGCGAGAACGCAGTCAACAAGATTCTCCTCGATAACTACCTGATCGCTGACAACAAGAAGGATGGCGTTCAGTTGAACTTGGTGGTTCGCTCCCTACTAATCCTTGAACAGAGCCTCGCTCAAGCTCAATTCCTGAGCCGTGCCGGTAAAACCCTCCCCGCCCTACAGGCTGCCTGGGCTGTGGCCGCTTCAGGGTGTGAGAAGTACCCATTCACCAAGCTCATCAATGACGATATGTGCATCTATCCTGAGGGCTTCATGCTCCAAGCGGAAATCGTGACCCCTGGGTTCCCCGCTGAGGTGACCGCTGGCAACCTGCGTCGGACGAAGGTGACCAAGAAGGACCCTAAGCCTCTCTTAAAGTTGGACGACATCGAGATTCACGTCTTCGGCGTGGTCCCCTTGGATGTCATCGAGTCCGGTGAGGATCACGAGGTCACCCATGCGGTGATGAAGTACCACGTTGAGGCTATGGTGGGCTTGCTCCAGAAGCACGTCCCCCAGATCGCTTGGAAGACCATTGAGTCAATCGACGTGTTCACCCAGGAGGAACTCAAGGAGGTCTACGAGGCTCGCCGGGAGGCCGGGGAGGAGGGCTTGGTGGTCAAGGACCCGAACGCCCTCTGGAGGCGCGGTAAGAAGGTCGGCCAGTGGAAGATGAAACCAGAGGACACCATCGACGGCAAGGTGATCGGCTTGGTGTGGGGCACCCCAGGTCTCGCCAACGAAGGCAAGGTGATCGGCTTTGAGGTGGAACTTGAAGATGGGCATGTGGTGAATGCCTGCGGACTTACTCAGGCTCAGAAGGATGAGTTCACCAGTGTTTACCACGATGCCGTATGGGCCTACAGCAACTCCAGGGTGAATCCTTATGGCGGCTGGGTCGTCGAGGTGGCCTTCATGGAACGCTTCAAGGATGGTAGCCTGAGACACCCAACGTTCTCTCGCTGGAGAGGCATCTCGGACCCTACGGTCAAGGAGTAACACCCAAAATGCTCAAGGTGGTGGATGTCATCGTTAAGATCATCGCGATTCTGCTGGTCCTCATGGCTGTCATTCTGATGGCCGCTGGGGCACCCATAACGATGCCCGCTGGGTTCGTCCTACTGGCTGCGTTCATCAACGCGCCTACCGAGTACCTAAAGCGTAAGCGTAAGGAGCAGACCCAGAGCACCACCTGATGCCTCATTGATCCACACCCAGCGACACCCTAAAGAAGGTCGGCCCTAACAGGTCGGCCTTTTTGCGTTACAGGGCCTCCGAAAGTGCCCGTGAGCTTAAAAACCCTCACTCAAAGCGAACCCATCGCTTCCCACTTTCATTCCGCAAGGAGGCTCACAAAGATGCCCAAGGTTTATCCATTCGCTGTTCGCCAGCAGCAGTCACAGCAAGCCAACGCGTACAACCAAGCGCGCTTCATGGCCTCCGCTGAGGCTCGTAAAGAAACCACTCAACCTATCCCTGTGCCGACTTCCGGCTGGGAGAAGTGGTCCTGCCGTGCCATCGCCTGCATGGCCCTCCTGATGATCCCAACGATCCTTCTCGGCCTGTGGGGATTCGCCAATGCCCAGTGACTTCGTAGGACACACCCTGGTCACCGGGGACAACGTGGTGTTCATCCGTAACGGCTACCGCGAGTTCTCCCTGGGGACCATCAACCGGGTCCTCCCTCAGAAGGTTGAGGTTGCCTTCAAGCGCCCCAGCGGGGCCATCGAGTACACCTTCAGGTTCCCACAGGATGTCGTCCATGTCTGAGCAAACCTACACAGGCGGCTCAGTGGACTACTACAAGGTCCGCATCGAGAACCCCACCGAACCCTACCGCTGCCCGTATGACGCTGAGTGCAACGACATCGTTGAGGCGCTCGGGATGACCTTTGCCGAGGGGAATGCCTTCAAGGCCATCTGGCGTAGAGCAGCAGCCCGAACCCTCGGGAAAACCAAACGTGGATACGACCAAGGACTTTATGACGCCGAGAAGGTTGCCTTCTTCGGGAATCGCCTCGTTATCCAATCGCAAGCACAACTCAAGAAGGAGGCACCGGATGCCTGAAGTCCTCAAGCAATACAAAGCGACCGTCACCATCGACGGCCAGAAAGAGGAGGTCCCTGTGTTCGCTGAGGACCTCGATGCAGCCCTGGACCAAGCCGAAGCGGAATACGGTGAGGTTGATCGGGTTCGCCCAGTGGTGGCCGCATGAAGTTCGGCCTGATCGTCAATTGGCGGTCCCCCTGGGTCGGTGCCCACTGGTCCACCTTCAACAAACGCCTATGCGTCAACCTGATCCCTTGCGTGACCCTCTGGGTGATCGCTAAGGGCGGCAATGTCCCACTCACGAGGTATCGCTAAATGGAAACCTTCCTGTTCCTAACCGTCCTTTTTGTCGCTGGATTCCTGATCGGCGCAGCTATGGGGACCTGGTGATGAGAATTGCCCAAGGAAACCCCCGCAGTAAACCTGATGGCTTCCTCCACCTTTGGAACTTCGCGGCAACCAAAAGCTCCGGGCTGGCCGGTGCGCTGTTCAACTACGTGATGACCAACCGTCAACGCGAAGTCGTTGAGACTGCTTTGATCGAACGAGCCGAAAAGCAGGACCAGATGGACCCCAACGGGGCACCCACTGCCCACTTCAAGCATGAGGTCTGGCGGTTCCGTAAGGAGTTCCTCCAGGCCCACTTCAAGGCTGTCATCTACGGCACCTTCAAGCTGTTCCGGCGCAACGCCAGTGAACTGATGGCCATCGAGATTAACCGTGAGTACATCCAGACGGATGCCGCTCAGGTTCGCTTCCAGTGAACTTAGCCCTTGTCCTCGGCTTGCTGGCCATCCTGGCTACGGTCCTGTTTCTCTGGGCCGATGACGAATAAAAACCCTCACTAAAGCGGAGTGAAAACCGCGAGACCCAACGAAACGCAATACAAGGAGTAACCACCAATGAGTTTCCAAAAGAAGGAGTATTTCTTCACCCCAAAAGGCACCGTTGAACCGTACTGCTACATCGCCAAGGCTGACTTCGGCCACGGCACCTTCGCCACTGAGCGTGGTAAGTACAAGATCAACCTGACCGTCCCTAATGATGCAGCCGCTCAAAAGCTGATTGACCGCATCGTTCAGTGCCACGAGCAGGACTACGCCAAGCGTCTGGCAGACCACAAGAAGAACCCTCCGGTTGTTCAGCGTGGCAAGAAGGCCCTCGCTCCGTACCAAGGTGACCTTCCGTTCTTCGAGAACGATGACGGCACCGTGACCTTCAAGTTCTCCAGCTATTCCAGCTATGAGAAAGACGGTGAGATTATCCCGATTGTCCTCAAGGTGGTTGACGCCAAGGGCAAGCGCATCGAGAACGTCCCGAACATCTCTGGTGGCTCTGAGGGCAAGGTGCGCTTCTGCATGGTCCCCTATGGCTGGTCCAACGTGGCCGGTGCGTCCGTCAAGCTCCAACTGGATTCCTTCATGCTGACCAAGCTGGTTGAGTTCGCCTCGGGCGGTGACGACTGGTCCGGTGAGGAAGAAGAAGACGGCTATGTGGCCCCTGAAGATGCCCGCCAAGGCTCCCCTAAGTCCGACTGGGACGGTGAGGAAGGCGAAGGTGAGTACGAAGATCGTAGCTCTGACACTGACGACTTCTAATGGCTACCTCTCGAAGCCGAGCGTATGCCGCTAAGTCGGCAGCAGGCGCACCCACTGCGTACCGCTCGGGCCTTGAGGAAAAGATTGCCGCTCAGTTGGAGGCTGCTGGTATCCCAGTGGCCTTCGAGCAGTTCAAGCTCAAGTACACGGTCCCTCAGCGCGAGGCGACCTATACCCCTGACTTCCTACTCAAGAACGGAATCATTGTGGAGTCCAAAGGCATCTTCGATGTCGAGGACCGCAAGAAGCACCTCCTGATCCGAGAGCAACACCCTGAGCTGGACATCCGGTTCGTCTTCTCGTCCTCCCGAGCGAAGCTCTATAAGGGGTCCAAAACGACCTACGCGGAGTGGTGCGAGAAGAACGGCTTCCAGTTCGCTGACAAGCTGATCCCCGTGGCGTGGCTGAAAGAGAAGTCACGAGCGATCCCTGAGGGCGTATTGATCGCCAAGGGGGCAGCGTAATGGCCCGCGTTCAGTTCACCCCACGCAAGACCACCAAGTACCTCGTTGTTCACTGTGCGGCCACAAAGCCCACAATGGACATAGGGCTCCGTGAGATTCGCCAATGGCACCGCCAACAAGGATGGCTCGACGTGGGCTACCACTACATCATCCGGCGTAACGGCCAGATCGAAGAAGGTCGCCCCCAGGATGTCGTTGGGTCCCACGTAAAGGGCCACAACCACGAGTCCCTTGGTATCTGCATGGCCGGTGGTATCGACGCCAGCGGCAAGCCCGAGAACAACTTCACGCCTGAGCAATTCGCCTCCCTGAGCGGCCTCCTGTGGTCCCTCACTGCTGGCATGGACGCTCCGTTCCCTGACGCCACCATTGTGGGTCACCGAGAGCTGGACTCAGGCAAAGCGTGTCCGTCATTCGACGTTCAGGCATGGCTCAAGACCGACGCCAAGCTCGACCGCTAAGAACCCTCACAGAAACCCACAAGTGCCCCAGGAACGCTCAAGTTTCCGCACCTCTGTGGGTTTCTCACCTTGACAATGGAGAGACTTTATGATTAACCGCGCCTCCCTTCAGGCTGCGTTCGACCTTGTGGAGTACCTCCAGGGTCAAGGCATCCAATGCATCATCGCTGGCGGTTGTGCCCGTGACATCTTCTTTGGGGTCAAACCGAAGGACATCGACATCATTGTGGTTGACGCCTCGACTGCTGAGGTTGACCACATAATCAAGAAGGTTGGCTTCCACACCTCCCTTTACAACTTCTACGGGGACGGCCCTTCAGACCGCATCATGGCCTGCTGGAAGTTCCCCACTGTGGACATCGACGTGGTTCTCTATGACTGCGTAACGGTCTCCCACGCTATCCAATCGCTCGACTTCAACCTCAACCAGTTCGCCATCGTAGGTGTCCAGCATGGCATCGACGGGGCCCACGTTCGGTTCCTCGGGGAAGACCACTGGGGCAAGCTGGTTCCGGTGCGTCGCGACTTCTCCCCAGCGCGGCACCAAAAGATGCTCCTCAAGTACCTCGATCTGGTCCCCCGCCGTGCCACTGGAGGATTCCTGCCAAACGAGGTTCCTGTAGGGGGTCTCGATGGATCGTTCTGATGAGCAGGAGAGCCAGTTCCTTCAGCATATCCCGTGCGAAAACTGTGGCTCGTCGGACGCTAACTCGTTGTACACCGATGGTCATCAGTTCTGCTTCGCTTGTGACCACCATGTCCCAGGAGATGGTGGAGAGGGGCACGCTCGGCGCTCTCCTAAAGTTGCTGACGGTTGCCTGGAGTTCGGCAAGGCGCAAGGTCGCTACACGGACCTCCCCAAGCGCGGACTCCTCGTGGACATCTGCAAGAAGTATGGCTATTGGGTCGGAAAGCACAACGGCAAGACCTATCAGGTAGCCAACTACTACGACGAAGCTGGGACCCTCATCGGGCAAAAGCTCCGCGATTCTAACAAGGAGTTCTCCGCTAAGGGCAAGCTGGATTCGTCCTGTCTGTTCGGGCGGCAACTCTGGAATGGCGGAAAGAAGATCGTCGTGACCGAGGGTGAGATTGACTGCTTGACAGTCGCTCAGCTCCAGGGCGGCAAGTACCCAGTGGTCTCCATCGGGCTTGGCGCTAAGTCGGCCAAGAAGGTCTGCGCTGCTAACTACGAATACTTCGACCAGTTTGAAGAGATCATCCTCATGTTCGACATGGATGAGCCTGGGCGCGCCGCTGTGGCGGAGTGCGCTGAGGTTCTCCCGGCTGGCAAGGTGAAGGTCGCTGTGCTTCCCCTCAAGGATGCCAACGAGTGCCACCTACAGGGCCAAGGGAAGGCCGTCATGGATGCCATGTGGAACGCCTCACCTTATGTTCCTGATGGTGTGGTCACAGCGAAGTCGCTCAAGGACCGCATCAAGAACAAGAAGCAGGTCCCCTCGCTGCCCCTCATGGGACCCAAGGAACTACAGGATCGCACCAAGGGCGTCCGCCCCGGTGAAGTCGTAATGGTCACCTCTGGGTCCGGCTCCGGTAAGTCCACCTTCGTTCGGCAGAACACCTACAACTGGTTCCACAACCATGGGATTCCTGTGGGCGTGGCGATGCTTGAGGAGTCCGTTGAGGAGACAGTTCAAGACATCGTTGGGCTTCACCTGCAGACCCGCTATCGGCAGAACCCTGAGGCCACCACGGAGGAGCAATTCGATGCCGCCTTCGATGCGATCTTCGAGACGGACAAGCTGTTTCTTTATGACTCCTTTGCTGAGTCCGTAGAGGACCGATTACTCGCCAAGCTCCACTACATGGTCAACGCCCAGGGTGCCAAGGTCATCATCCTTGACCACATCTCAATCGTCGTGTCCGGCATGGACGACAACAACGACGAGCGTAAGACCATCGACCGCCTGATGACCAAGCTGAAGTCCTTCGCCAAGGGCATGGGCATCGTCATGGTGATCATCTGCCACCTCAAGAACCCCGATAAGGGCAAGCCCCACGAGGAGGGCAGGGTGGTCATGGTGACAGACCTCCGAGGTTCTGGGGGCCTGAAGCAACTGAGCGACACCATCATTGCAGCCGAGCGTAACCAGCAAGGCGCGAACCCCAACATTGTCCTGTTCCGAGTCCTGAAGTGCCGCTTCACGGGCGACACCGGAGTGGCTGGATACATGACCTACAACAAGGTCACCGGCTGGCTGGAGGAGATGCCCTATGGGTGGACTCCAGACGGAGACGATGAGAGTACCTGGGCGGGACAGGAAGAACCCGCAACCCAAGACTTTTAACCCACACAAGGAGAAACACCATGTTCGTCATTAAAGCCTACCGCTGGACCCTGAAGCGCCTCCACGTTGCTCTGACCAAGGCGACCCTGCTGAAGCAACGCGAGCAGAAAGCTGCCCTGCGTGTAGCCGCTGAGGCCACCGAGCGCGCGAAGAGCTGCGCTATCGAGGCCCTGGAGCTTGAACTCCAAGCCCGTGGCGTAAGCAAGCTGCTGGGCTAATGCCTCGGGAGCCTTCAAGAGTCACTGAGGGCTCCCCTGAGATTCGCTCACTCCGCAAATCCCCTCGCTGAAGGAGACATCACCACCCACAAGGAGAAACCTAATGCTCATCTCGGACATCGAGACGGATGGTCTATTGGACACCGTTTCAAAGTTCCACTGCGGGGTCACCATCGACTTCGCTACCAATGAGGTCAAGAAGTACCGACCCGCCGATGCCCTGGAGTACATCAAGGCCCTCGAAGCCGAAGCGGCCAAGCCTGATGGGCTGATCGTCTTCCACAATGGCATCAAGTACGACCACCCGGCTCTGGACATCCTCAAGCGCAAGCTCTGCGGTAAACGCCTCAACATCCCACGCCAGCGCATCTTCGACACCCTTGTAGCTTCCCGACTCGTCTACTCCAACATCAAGGACACCGATGGTGGCCTGCTGCGTACCGGCAAGCTCCCTGGGAAGATGTTCGGGTCCCACGCCCTGAAGGCTTGGGGTTACCGCTTGGGTGTCCTCAAGGGCACCTACGGTGAGCAGGAGAACGCCTGGGAGCACTTCACTGAGGAGATGCTGGAATACTGCGTTCAGGACTGTCAGGTCACCAAGCTCCTCCTTCAGAAGATCATGGGGGACCAGCACTACTTCCCAGGTAGTGATCCGATACAGGCCCTCCATCTGGAGCACGCAGCAGCCTGGACGCTGGCTCAGATGGAACGCAACGGTTTCCCCTTCGACCAGAAGGGTGCCGAGAAGCTGTTCATTGAGTTGGCCGGTCGCCGCTCCGAGTTGCTCATTAGGCTCATCCGTACCTTTGGCTCGTGGTATCAGGCCAAGGGTGGCACTGAGTTCTTCAAGCACCCCAAGACCGGCAAGCCCCTTGAGAAGTACCCACGGGTCAAGTACCCGAAGGTCGGTGGGGTCCACACCAAGGCCGGTAAGAAGGACAAGCGGGAGACCTTCGAGGGTGCCCCGTACACCCCAGTGGAGCACGTCACGTTCAACCCAGCGTCCCGACCGCACCTCGTAAGGGTGCTCAAGTTGGCTGGCTGGGTGCCCATCGAGTTCACCGATAACGGGGCTCCCGTGGTGGACGATGAGGTCCTTGAGGCCGTGAAGGTCCCAGACCCTCAGGCCCAGGCGTGCATCGAGTTGGTCCGTGAGTACCTCCTTGTCCAGAAGCGCATCGGCCAGTTGGCTGAAGGCGACAACGCATGGATGAAGAAGGTAGGGGCTGATGGCTGTATGCACGGCTCAGTGAACCCCAATGGGGCCGTAACTGGTCGGGCCACTCACAGCTTCCCCAACATGGCCCAGGTCCCCTCTGGAACCGCTCCGTATGGCCCTGAGTGCCGCGATCTGTTCGGCGCTAAGTACAAGGGCTGGGTTCAGGTCGGTATCGACGCGAGTGGCCTTGAGCTGCGCTGCCTGGGGCACTTCGGGGCTCCCTTCGATGGTGGCGTTTACGCTGAGACTGTCCTCAACGGAGACATCCACTGGGTCAACGGGATCGCTGCTGGCATCTGCCCGAACGAACCACGGGACAAGCACAACGAGTACCACGAGGCCCGCCGAGCTGAAGCGAAGACGTTCATTTATTCGTTTTTGTATGGGGGCGGTGATGCACTCATTGGGCGGAACGTAGGGGGCGACAAAGCGAGGGGCAAAGAGGTCAAGAAGGCGTTCCTTGAGAACACCCCGGCCATCTCCCTGCTACGTGCTGCGCTTGAGGAATCCCTCATCAAGTCCCAGACGTGGAACGCCGCGCTCAAGAAGTTCGACATCAAGTGGAAACGTAAGTGGATCAAGGGTCTCGATGGCCGAAAGGTTCACTGCCGGTCCCCACACTCAGCCCTCAACACGCTCCTCCAGAGCGCCGGGGCCCTCATCTGCAAGGCATGGATCGTTGAACTGGAACGGCTCCTGATCGAGGAGTACGGACTGGTCCACGGCTGGGATGGCGACTTCGCCTACATGGCCTGGGTACACGATGAAGTCCAGATCGCTGCGAAAGACCAAGCGACCGCTGAGTTGATCGTCAAGGTCGGCCAGCAAGCCATGCGCAACATCCAAGAAGTTTTCTCATTCCGCTGCCAATTGGACACCGAAGGAAAGATCGGTGGGACCTGGCGCGACTGCCACTAAGGAGGGCTCATGCCTACCAAATCATTCAACGTGTCCATCCAGTTCAACGCGAAGCTCGTCATCACTGAGGAAGCTATTGCTGACCTTGAGCGTGATCTGGCGGAAGCCCTAAGGGTGGCCGATGAGGCCGAGGACGGACCTACCAAGACCCGCTGCTTGGCGGAACTTAATGCGTTCAAGGGACGTAGCGGTGAGGAGCTGGCTGTGGCTGTCAGTCGTAACGCTCTCCGGCACAGCTTCCGTGAGGAAGTCCTAAGTGCAATGCGCCAACTGTCCACCAAGGAACTGAGCATTGGCAAAGTTTCCCCGTTCACCGTCGAGGTGACTCCCCGTGGAAATTGAGATGGATTTCAAGTCGGCCCCCAAGCCGACCCTCGGTTCCCTAAAGGACGGGGACGTGTTCCTCGTGGACGAGAAGGGACTGCATGACACCTCAAGGGTGGCCTACATGAAGGTCCAGCGGGAAACACTGGAGGAAGGCTTCAGGGTTGATACCCGTGTGGTCCGCCTGGACAACGGTGTAGCTGAATGGATGCGAGTGACCCGTGAGGTCACCCCTGTGAAAGCCGTTCTGACCCTGGAGGTGCCCTTTGGATGAGTACCTCAGGGTCCTATTCGCAATCAAGATGGAACCCAAGACCTTCAAGTCCAACTATGCCCGCGATAACGCTGCCCTGGTGGCCGAAGCCGCCTCACGGGGACACCTTACTTGTCTTAATGGTGCTGGCATCAATAGTGGCACATGGGTGGTTACAGCGATGGGCCATCGGTTACTGAAGAAGTACGGGAGGATTCAATGAGTCAATTCTGCAAGGACTGCAAGCACAAGTTTATGAAGTGGGGCACTGAGCGTTGCAACCTGACCATTGAGAAGCATGTGAACCATGTGACAGGGGAGGTTAGCTGGCTGTCCTCTACATGCGGGACTGCCCGTACCGGGTATGCAACCTGCCGTAACTTTCAGCCAAAACCAACCCTAATCCAACGCCTCAAGGAGGTCTTTACGTGAACAAAAAGAAACGCATAGCCCTCCTTTTGGATGGCGACTACCTGATCTTCTCGGCCCTCTCAGCAGCCGAGGAGGAGACCGATTGGGGTGATGACGTATGGTCCCTCCAGTGCGACCACAACAAGGCCCGAGCGATCCTCAGAGCCTCCATCAAGGGCATCCGTGAACGCCTCAAGGAGTTCAACGATGCGGAGCTGGTGATGGTCTTCTCGACCCTCAACGGTGCCGACAACTGGCGCAAGCAGGCCCTCGAAACCTACAAGGCAAATCGTAAGGGCAAGCGTAAGCCAGTCGGCTACCGTGAGTTCCTACAGGAGTGCATGGATGACACTGAGACCTACATGCGGACGTTCCAATGGGACGGCCTCGAAGGCGATGACGTTATCGGCATCCTGGCGACAAACCCTGGGTATCTGGGCGTGGACGAAGCGATCCCGGTGAGCTGCGATAAGGACTTCAAGACCATCCCAGGTCGGTTCTATTGGCTCACCGAGAACAAGGTCCTAACGATCTCCGAGGAGGAGGCCGATATGTGGCACCTCTACCAGACGATCAAAGGGGACACCACGGATGGCTACGGTGGAATCCCTGGGTGTGGCGAGAAGGTGGGCGACACGCCAATCATGGAGTGGCTCCAGAACCCAACGTACTTCTACCAAGACGTGAAGGTAATGAAGTCCGGCCCACGGAAGGGTCAAGAGGTTCCTTACTGGACTTCTTGTCCTGCGGGGGAGATAGGAGAGCACTTCGATACCATGCAACCTGAGGTGCCTCTGTGGGATTGCATCGTGTCCCTCGCAGCCAAGCAGGGGATGACCGAGGAGGACCTTATCGTCCAAGCCCAGGTTGCTCGCATCTGCCGCAACGAGGACTTCGATTGGACCACCATGCGTCCGATCCCGTGGCACCCAATGCCGACCCAGCGCTTCACCCTCATGGCCGCGTAACTCTACAAGGCCAATCCTCCAGAACTCTCGCTGTTCCTCACAAAAGCCCTCACTAAAAGGGCCAAGGGAGAGTTCTGTGTGATGAAACCTTAAAGATTCCTTTAGGAGGGCTCAATGCTCACTCAAATCCAGCACTACCTCGACAACCCCGAAGACATCCCTGCAATCCCCCGTGCTGCCTCTGAGTTCATCCAGGCCCGCCTCAACATGGCCTATCTGATTCGCGCTGGTCAACTGGACGAACTCCGCAAGGCTGGCTTCAGCGAGAGCGCCATCCTCGGTTTCCTTGAGGGCATCAACGCTGCTATCGAGGTCATTGAACTGATGGAAGAAGCCCAGAAGCAGCAACACGAGGAGGAGCAGATCAACTACTAACAGGAGGCACTATGTGTTTCTCAAGCAAAGTGAAGACCCCAAAGGTCAGTACCGCCCTGCCTGCCCCTGAGCCTGTGCTGCTGGAAGACCCCCAGGGGATCGACTACGGCGGTGAGGAGTCAGGAGCCGAAGGGGAGAGCAGTGAGGACAACACCAAGAACATCGCAAGGATCGACTTGGATAAGGACAGCGGGGACGGCACCTCAAGTGCTACCGCCCTGGACAAGGGCATGTCCACCTCCAAGAAGTTCTCCTACACCACCAGCTCCATCAAAAGGAACCTCTCCAAGCGGACCAAGCGGTGATCCGCTACGAGTGCGTCTTCTTGGACGCTGGGACCCGCTCAGCTGGCCGTGAGGTGGTCGATGAGGCCGTTGAGGAGTTCACCGAGTTCACCTGGGCAAGCACCTACGATGAGGCCGTTGAGCGAATCATTGAGTCCATCGAGGAGAACGACCGCGCCGAGATAACCGCAAGGACCCCGAACGGGACCCTTGTAGGCATCCTCGTGTTAGCCGATGACCACGATGACCAAGTGGGGCCTGTGATGGGTGCCCAGTGGAACTTCGTGTCCGCCGATTACCGCAAGGGTTCCGTGGGTCAGCAGATGTTCCGCCAAGCCATAAGGGTAACCAAATTGGCCCAACACGAAATCCTGGCGTACACCCATCGTGTCGCTGAGGGCCGTTACGAAATCAACTACAGGAGACTCATCTGATGGGTAAGAAAATCAAGAAGGCCGTTAAGTCGGTCACCAAGGTGGTAAAAAAAGCCGCTGACCCGGCTGGCATCCTGGGGAAGGACGAGAAGGCCAAAGAGGTAGCCAGCACGGCACCTGAGCCAGTCGCAGCACCAACCCCAGCGCAATCCGTGGAGACCCCTAAGGAGGACTCCAATGAGGAGGGCGATGGTGACACTGAGGCTGCACGTAAAGCCGCTCGTGCTCGTGGTAAACGCGGTCTGTCCGTTGCCCGTTCATCCGGCACAGGGATTAACATCTAAGGGAGGCACTCATGGCTGAAGCACGCAACGGCTTCGGTGCGAATGGTGCCAAGGAAACCTACGAAAAGCTGGTAGCTGATCGTGGTCCTTATGAGACACGCGCTGAGAACTGCGCTCAGTACACGATCCCCGCATTGTTCCCCAAAGCATCTGACAACGCCTCCACGGACTACACAACGCCCTGGCAATCAGTCGGTGCCCGTGGCCTCAACAACCTCGCCTCCAAGCTCATGCTGGCCCTGTTTCCATTGGCCCCTTGGATGCGCCTGACTATCAGCGAGTTTGAGGCCAAGCAGCTTCTCGACGACCCAGCGGAACTCGCCAAGGTTGACGAAGGGCTTTCGATGGTTGAACGCATCCTGATGTCCTTCATGGAGTCGAACAGCTATCGCCCGACCTTCTTCGAGACGCTCAAGCAGCTCATCGTCGCGGGCAATGGCCTTCTGTACATAGCTCCCCCTGAGGAAGCCAAGTTCAACCCGCCGAAGCTCTACAAGCTCAGCTCCTACGTCTGCCAGCGGGACCCCTTCGGGAACGTCCTTCAGGTAGTCACCGTGGACAAGATCGCCTTCGGTGCCCTGGCGGAAGACATTCGGGACAAGCTGGAGAACAGCGACTCACGAGAGCCTGACGAGGAGATCGAGGTCTACACCCACATCTACCTTGACGACGAGACGGGCGACTTCATGTCGTACCAAGAGATCGACGGAGAGGAGGTCGAAGGCACCGAGGGCCAGTACCCAGCGACAAGCTGCCCCTGGATTCCCGTGCGCTTCGTGAAGATGGACGGTGAGCACTATGGCCGATCCCATTGTGAGGAGTACCTGGGAGACCTTCGGTCCCTGGAGAATCTCACGGAGAGCATGGTGAAGTTCGCCATGATTAGCTCCAAGATCATCGGCATGGTGAACCCCAACGGTATCACCCAGGTCCGCCGCCTCGTTAAAGCCCAGACGGGTGACTTCGTTCCAGGTAAGAAGGCTGACGTGGAGTTCCTCCAACTGGAGAAATCCGCCGACTTCAGCGTGGCGAAGAACGTAGCGGATGCCATCGAGTCCCGCCTCAGCTATTGCTTCATGCTCAACTCAGCCGTTCAGCGGTCGGGTGAGCGAGTGACTGCCGAGGAGATTCGCTATGTGGCTGGGGAACTTGAGGACACCCTTGGGGGCGTCTACTCGATCCTCTCCCAGGAGCTTCAGCTACCAATCGTTCGGGTTCTGCTGAATCAGCTCCAGGCAACCTCGATGATTCCAGACCTCCCTCAGCAGGCTGTAGAGCCGACTGTGAGCACAGGCATGGAAGCCCTTGGACGCGGCCAGGACCTCGACAAGCTCACCCAGTTCATCAACGCCCTGGCACCACTGGCACAGCTACAGGACCCGGACTTGAACCTGAGCAACCTGAAGATTCGCATTGCGAACGCTATTGGCTTGGACACTGCGGGTCTCCTGAAGACCGAGATGGACAAGGCCAAGGAGCAGGCCCAGGCGATGATCGCAGCGGGTGGCGAGCAGGCTGCGGCAGGCATCGGTTCCGGTATGGCCGCTCAGGCGACCGCATCCCCCGAAGCCATGCAGGCCGCTATGGATACCGCTGGCGTCCAAGTTGCCCCTATGGGCGGCTAAAAGCCCTCACTAAAAGCACAGGCACATCGACTGACTTCAGGTAAATCCTGAGGTGTCCTTGTGCCTGTTCCCTTTCGATCCCACAAGGAGAACTAAGTGTCCGACATCTATGCCGAGTTCGGCGTGAACAATGCCGTTATGAGTTCCAGCGATCCCGTTGAGCATGAGCAAAACATGCTTGAGATGGACGTTCGGGTTCGGGACGGCGACACCTCGATTGAGCTGAATAAAGCCGCCGAAGTGGAAGAAGAAGAAGAAGAACAACCTGAGGAGTCCCCCGAGGAGGAGGAGTCCCCGGAAGAACAACCTGAGGAAACCCCTGAGGAAGAAGGCTTCGAGCCCTTGGGTGAGCCTGACGCTGAGCTGAAAGCTGCCAGTGAGGCCATCAATGAGTACGCTGAAGGCTTCCAGGCCCTCGTCGAGCAGGCCATCAAGAATGGTATCACTGCCGAGCAAGTCACCTCCATGCAGAACGAGTATGACGTTGACGGGAAACTCTCCCAGTCGTCCTACGAAGCCCTGGCGAAGGCTGGTTACACCAAGGGGTTCATCGACTCCTACATCCGTGGCCAGGAGACCATCGCTGAGCAGTTCGTCAGCAAGGTGGTTGACTACGCGGGTGGCCAGGACAAGTTCCAACGCATCATCAAGCACATGGAGTCCACCTCGCCGGAATCGGTTGAGTCTCTCTATGACGCCGTGGAGCGCCAGGACCTCAAGGCAATCCGCACGATCATCAACCTGGGTTCTCAGGGTCTCTCGAAGAAGGTCGGCAAGCAGCCTGCCCGCTCGGTGACCACTAAGGCTCCTGCGGTCGCCCCTAAGCGAGCCGCTGCGAAGGTCGAGGGCTACACCTCCCAGAAGGACATGGTGAAGGACATGAGCAGCTCTGCTTATCGCCTGGACCCAGCCTTCCGAGCCAAGGTAGAGGCCCGAGTGGCCGCTTCCCAGTTCTGATTTAAAACCCTCACTAATAGGTACACATCGAGCCTTCAGGTACATCCTGAGGGTTCCTTGTGGCCGCTCATAAATAACACAAGGAGATTCCTACATGGCAGGTCAAAATCTGGGTCAAAACCAAGGCAAAGGCTCTACTGATGCCGACAAGCTGGCCCTGTTCCTCAAGGTCTTTGGTGGCGAAGTTCTGACGGCTTTCGCTCGTCGTTCGGTCACTATGGACAAGCACATGGTCCGTACCATTCAGAACGGTAAGAGCGCGAGCTTCCCGGTCATGGGCCGCACCAAGGGTTACTACCTGAAGCCGGGTGAGAACCTCGACTCCAAGCGCGGCGAGATCAAGCACACCGAGAAGGTGATCGGCATCGACGGTCTGCTGACCTCTGACGTGCTGATCTACGACATCGAAGACGCTATGAACCACTACGATGTTCGCTCGGAATACTCCGCGCAACTCGGTGAGGCTCTGGCTATCTCCGCTGACGGCGCTGTGTTCGCTGAGATGGCTAAGCTGTGCAACCTGCCAGCCGCCTCCGACGAGAACATTGAGGGCCTGGGTAAGGCTACCGTTCTGGCTGTGGGTACTGCTGCTGACCTGACTGACCAAGCTGCCCTGGGCAACGCGATCCTGAAGGGTCTGACCACTGCCCGTGCCAAGCTGACCAAGAACTACGTCCCCGCTGGTGACCGTAAGTTCTACACCACGCCGGAAAACTACTCGGCCATCCTCGCTGCCCTGATGCCGAACTCGGCTAACTACGCTGCGCTGATCGACCCGGAAACCGGCAACATCCGCAACGTGATGGGCTTCGAGGTCATCGAGGTTCCCCACCTGACCGTGGGTGGCGCTGGTGATGACCGTGATGGCACTAACCAAAAGCACGCTTTCCCGGCGGCCGCTGGTGGTGACGTTAAGGTTGCCCTGGACAACGTGGTCGGCCTGTTCAACCACCGTTCGGCAGTCGCCACGCTGAAGCTGAAGGATATGGCCTTGGAGCGTGCTCGTCGCGCTGAATACCAAGCTGACCAGATCATCGGCAAGTACGCGATGGGTCACGGCGGTCTGCGTCCTGAAGCTGCGGGCGCCCTGGTTTACACCACCGTCTAAGTTTCACATACCGAACCCCTCGGGTCCCTAACCGGGGCTTGAGGGGTTTTTTGCTTATTACCTGAGGAGAACCCAATGCGTAGCTACGAAGCTAACCTTGAGACCTCCGATGAGCTGGCTGCTGTGAATGACATGCTGGCCGCTATCGGGGAATCCCCGGTGAACACCCTGGAGGGCGATACAAACGCTGACGTAGCGAACGCTCGGCGCATCCTCAACAAGGTGAACGTCGAGGTCCAATCGAAGGGATGGACCTTCAACATCGAGGAGGACGTTGAGCTGACTCCAGACTCGTTCTCCAAGCTCATCATATTCATGGCTGATTACCTGAAGGTGTGGACCCCAGGCTCCTCCAGTGTCTACACGAACCGTGGGGGCTATCTCTACGACCGCTCCCAGCGTACTGACCAGTTCGACGGCTCAGTGGTTGTCTCCATGATCCGCCTGCGGTCCTTCGATGAGATGCCTGTAGCGTTCCGCACCTACATCGTCGCCAAGGCATCCCGCCGATTCAACATCCGGTTCTTCGGAGCCGCTGAGATCGAGGCGACCCTCCAAGAGGAGGAGAACGAGGCGTGGCAGGCAGTCAACGAATACGAGCTGGAATACGGCAACTTCAACATGCTTGAGGGTGACCAGTGGACCTCTGGCCGAATCAGCCGATAAGGAGGTCTCATGGGACTCATTAGTCAAAGCGTCAAGAACCTCAAGGGTGGTATCAGCCAGCAGCCGGATATTCTCCGGTACGCCAATCAGGGGGCCGTCCAGATCAACGGGTGGTCATCCGAGACGGAGGGCCTTCAGAAGCGCCCACCGACCACCTTCGTGAAACACCTGGGGCCTGACACCCAGTGGGCCGGGAAGCCTGCCGTGCATCTCATCAACCGGGATGCCACTGAGCAGTACCTCGTGATCTTCGACGGGTCCTCTGTGGCCGTCAGGGACCTCCTGGGAAACACCTATGCGGTTCGCGGGTACAATGGCTATGCCAACTGTGCGAACCCGAGGGAAGACCTTAGGATGGTCACCGTGGCGGACTATACGTTCATTGTGAACCGGGCCAAGTCGATAGGGCTGGGATCAACCCTGACCCACTCAGGTTATCCGAGACTCGACGGGCGTGCGATCATCAACGTCCGAGGTGGGCAGTACGGCAGGACCCTGAAGGTTGCCATCAACGTGCCCATTGAGAGCGCCCAGGTATCCATCGCGCTACCTGATGGCTCGGTAGCTGCCCATGTGAGCGAGACGGACGCCCAGGTCATCGCCGGGAAGATACGCGATCAGATCAACGCCAACCTGGGTCCGTCTGGGTGGTCTGCCTACGCTGGACCTGGGTGGGTGGTTGTGTCGGCTCCGGCCAATGACTACATCCGGTCCATCACCACGGCGGATGGGTATGCCAACCAGCTACTCAACGGGTTTGTCTATCAGGTCCAGTCATTCTCCAAGCTGCCCGCTCAATGCCAGGATGGCTACCTCGTTGAAATCACGGGGGAGAACAGCTCTACGGGGGACAACTACTGGGTGCGCTATGATGCTGACGCACAGGTATGGAGGGAGACGGTACGGCCAGGGATCATCTCGGGCCTCAATGCGAACACCATGCCGCACGCCCTGATTCGAGCAGCGGACGGCCAGTTCGACTTCAGACCGCTGACGTGGGGCTCTCGGTCGGCAGGGGACGACAATACGAACCCCATGCCAAGTTTCCTCGATTCAACCATCAATGACGTGTTCTTCTTCAGGAACCGCCTTGGGTTCCTCTCGGGGGAGAACGTGGTGATGAGTCGGACGGCTAAGTATTTTGACTTCTTCCCATCCTCCGTGGCTTCCCTCTCGGATGATGACCCAATCGACGTGGCAATCAGCCACAACCGAGTGTCGATCCTGAAGTATGCCGTCCCGTTCTCCGAGCAGCTCCTCCTCTGGAGCGACCAAGCCCAGTTCGTCCTCACGGCCAGTGGCATTATGTCCTCCAAGAACATCCAACTGGACCTCACCACGGAGTTCGACGTGAGCGACCATGCGCGACCCTTTGGGATCGGGCGGGGAGTTTACTTCGTGAGCCCCAGGGCCTCCTACAGCTCCGTTAAGCGGTACTACGCGGTTCAGGATGTCAGTGACGTTAAGTCCGCTGAGGACATCTCGGCGCATGTCCCGAACTATGTCCCGAACAAGGTCTTCGCTATCCACGGGTCGGGCACTGAGAACTTCGTAACGATCCTCAGTGACGGTGCGAAGCAGGCAGTATTCATCTACAAGTTCCTCTACATCGAGGAGCAGCTCATCCAGCAGTCATGGTCCCACTGGGATATGGGTGATGGCGTCGAGGTCCTCTCAGCAGTGTGCATCGGGAGCTTCCTGTGGATGATCCTGCGCCGACCTGGGGGAATCACACTGGAGCGCATGGAGTTCACCAAGGACACCGTGGACTACTCCCATGAGCCGTACCGGGCCTACATGGACATGAAGTTCCAGATACAACCGACCCTTTTCGATGACAACACGTACCTCACCACGATCCGGCTGAAGGATGCCTATGGGTTCACACCCACTACTGGGGATTTCTTCACGCTTGGGGAGGATGGTGACTTCCGGCTCCACCAGTGCCCTGTGGGTGGGTGGACTGGGGACGGTGACCTGTTCCTCGATGGTGACCAGACTGGCCGTAAGTACATCGTGGGCCTGAAGATGGACTTCGTGTACCAGTTCTCCAAGCTCCTCATTAAGCAGTCCGCTGACGATGGTTCTACGACCACTGAGGACATCGGGCGGTTGCAGCTTCGGAGGGCCTGGGTGAACTACGAGGACTCTGGTGCGTTCGACGTGGTGGTGGACAACGGGTCTCAGCCGTACACCTACACGATGGCCGGGGGCAACCTCGGGAGCAGCATCGAGACCGGACAGCTCAATAAGGGCACCGGACAATTCAAGTTCCCGATTGCAGGGGACGCCAAGCGCCAAGATGTCTTCCTGTTCTCCTCCACGCCAGTCCCCCTGAGCATCATCGGGTCGGGCTTCGAGGGCAACTACATACGACGATCATCTGGCATCTGACCTTATGGGCCCTTCGGGGCCCTTTTTATTGCCTGGAGGAAACCCATGCGACTACACAAGGCGAATTACCTCCACCTGTATCTGGCTGCTTTCGACCTCGCACAGAGCGACCGTGAGGAGATGGATCGGGTGGGGCCTGGACGGGACCCGATAGATGTCCTGACGACCGCTGCCGGTGACCCCGGTGTGATGGCTATCTCGGATGACCGAGGGGCTGTTCTGGCAGTCGGTGGGACCGATGGTGGAATCATCTGGTTCGTCCATACGGAGACCGCTGAGCGGCTCTCAATGCGGGACAAGAAGCGGATGCTGAAGCTCCTTGAGGACTACCTCATAACTGCGCTCGTTCAAGCGGCACATCGAGGCGACCGCTACTCCTTCACCAACATCGTTTCCGTGGACAACCACAAGCACATCAAGCTCCTCAAGTTCCTCGGGGCTGAGTTCGACCGTGAGGTCCGGTGGAAGAACGGCTCGATGTTCCTTCAGTTCTACTTTTAGGAGGCTCACCTATGTGTGAACCAGTTTCTATCGCAATGGCCGTGGTGGCAGTCGCGGGGTCCGCAATGGCCTCCCATGACAAAGCCAAGGCCGAGGGCAACGCTGAGGATGCCCGCCGCAAGTCTCAGATCGAGATGGTCAAGCAGATGAATGTGGCGAACGCCGACTTGGCCCTGGAGAGCAAGGACAAGTATGACCAAGCCCAGCAGCAGCTCACTGAGGTCAACCTCAAGTCCCTCAGGAACAAGGGGATGGTCGCTGCGGCCATCGGGGAGTCGAACATCGCTGGCAACTCGATGGACCGCATCAAGCGGGTCACCCAGGCTGAGACCGACCGTGAGCGCGTAGGGATCATGGATAACTACCAGCGCGACTACGGGACCATTTTCGCAAACCAAGTGGGCAACGTGGAGAACACCAAGTCCGCCCTCAAGTCCAGCCAGCCAGTCCACCGTACCGGCAAGCTCGCCCAGGCGCTCGATGCTGTGTCCGCTGGGGTAGGGGCCTACGGGGCGAGTGGCGGTAAGTTCGGCTCAGGGTCCTCAGCGGCATCGTCCGGGCTCAAGGCCACCAGTGCCACAACCACTTCAGCATCTTCAGCAGCGGGGTATGCCTAATGGCTCGCAATTCAATCAATGAGGCCGTCGAGGGGCAGGAGCGGGTAGGTGTCGAAAGGCTCCGTGAGACAGGACGCCTCGGCTACCGGGCAGCTACCTATCAGGCCAAGCCGGTCGACGATTCCCTGGGGAAATCCTTCAGGAACTTCGGACAGGCCGCTGCGGATATGTACGGCTCCTACAAGGCAGTCCAGAAGTCCAAGGCCGACGAGCGCTCCAACGAGATCATCCGCAAGCTAACGCCCGAGCAGAGACGGCAGGCCATCGCCAGTGGAACCCTCCTGTACCAGGATGACCCAGACGCTATGATCGCCCTCCGGTTCAAGTCGGGCCGGAATGCTGCCTATGAGGTCGAGACGGAGATCAAGAACAAAATCTCGATGGGTGAGTTCAAGGATCGGCAGTCCCTCATCGAGTACCGCAAGACCCGCCTGGAGGACAAGGCTCGGGCCTACGCTGAGGCCGCTGGTATTGACTACAACGACACGGACTATCAGCGCGGCTACAACGCGGACATCCTTGAGCGTGAGGCTGCGGTCTACGATAGCCACGCCCAGAAGCTCTCCCAGCAGACCCAGGCGATTGCCCAGATGGAGGCCACCTCGGACTTGGGCTCGATGCTCTCCGACGAGGGCTTCCTACGGTCCCCTGGGGCGTCCACTACGTTCGCCAACTACTTCACTGCCAACCTCGCATCGGGAGCAATCCCAACTGAGGAGATGGCCGTATCGGCGCTCACCAAGTCCATAGCGGATAACGCTGCGCAACCTGGGGCGGATGTCTTCATGGAGAACATCGGGGACCAAGAGGTGATCCTCTACGGCAAGCCGATGAAGATCAAGGACATCGTGGGTCCTGAGGTACTCGACAACTACAAGGTGAAGTCCGCTGAGGCTCAGTTCTCACGGAACCGCGTACTCACCCAGGAGTTCGAGTTCGGCATCCAGAATGCCATCGCCAGTCCTGATCCCCACGCCGGTCTCCAGATTCTCTCTCGGATGCAGACGGAACTCTACAAGCGCCAACCAACGGACGCGGTGACTGTGCAGAGCACGAAGCTGGATGCGGCCCGTGGGCGTCTCCTGGCTCAGATCGGAGCGGACTCAGCTAAGCGGCTGAAGGACATGGACACGCTCATCAAGTCGGACAACAGGGCCCTGATGTTTGAGACCAAGTACCAGCAGCGCATCGCCGGGGAGAACGTATCGACCGACTGGAAGACCTACGAGACCGACGCCAATACCGGGGACTTCAAGGAGGAGGACGCGGCGAACTTCGCCAGCAAGAAGATGGGCGACATCGACCGCATGAACGTCCCTCAGGAGACCAAGGACAAGCTGAAGCTCCAGTACCTCAACGCTGACCCGGTGGGTGGCCCCTTCAGGAAGCACTTCGAGACCCTGACGACCGACGCCATGAACCAATACAAGGGACTGGTGGTTGCCCAGGATGCTGAAGTTACCGAGGCGACGACCTCTCGAATCCGTGAGTTCCAGCGTATGTATCAGGCAGACCCGGCGACCATCGGTGCGCTCTACCCTGAGCAATCCGAGCTGGCCTTCAGGATCGGCCTCATGGAGCGGTCGGGCATCGACATGGCTGTGATGATAGACGCTGAGCGCAAGGCTAAGGGGCTCACCAAGGAGGAGCAGATTCAGCAGGAGAAGAAGTGGGGCAACCTGTTCAACGGGTCTGACTCCGCTATCCAGTACCTCCCAACGAACCTGCGGGCTGCCGCCAGGACCCTGTTCGATTCCGAGATATTCCGCACAGGTGACGAGGAGACCGCTAAGTCCACCGTCAACGCTTGGCTGAAGGAGACCGCTGTTCCCTTCGAGACGGAGCGCAACGGTAGCCCAGCAACGGTCGGTGCCATCTCCAAGCGGACCCTGATGGTGGACCCCCAGAACGCAATGTCCTGGCGGGAAGGCCGCGAGTTCATCCACGAGACCCTCCAGATGATTACCAAGGCGAAGCCGAGGGTAGGGGAGGGCGGGCTGACTGTCACGGAGACCCCTCAGGGAATCCGCATTAGCGATGTCCTGGGCTCAGTGAACCTCACGGTCACCCCCGAGATGCTCCAGAAGGAATGGCAGATCAAGCAGGAAGCACAGCAGCGTCAGCTCCTCCAGTCCCGCGAGGTGAAAGCTAACAGCCAGATCGACAAGTACCAGACCGAGATCGACCGCCGTAAGGAGGGTCCTTTCGACGACCTCAGGTAACCCTTTAAGTGGGGCCTGAGAATCCCACTGTTTTCAAGGAGTTACAGATGAAAGATTACGAACGCATTAAGAGTGAAGGCGGTCCTTTCGATAACCTCATCAAGGAAGCTGCGGACACCCACGGGGTCAACTACGACCTCCTGCATAAGCAGCTTTTCCTTGAGTCATCCTTCAACCCGACCGCTAAGAGCCCTACGGGGCCACGAGGCATCGGGCAGTTCACTCGGGCTACCGGCAAGGCTTACGGCTTGGTCACCGATGAGGACTTCTTCGATCCCGCTAAGTCCATCGACGCAGCCGCTCGGCACATGAAGGACAACCTGAAGATTGCTGGTGGTGATGAGCTGAAGGCCCTCCTGGCGTACAACCAAGGGGCCGGTAAGCTGGGGCGTCCGCAACTGGAAGCCTATGACCGTGGCGACTTTGAGTCCATCTCAGAGGAAGGCCGGAACTACATGGCGAAGCTGGCGGATGTCGCCAAGGTCGGCAAATCCACGGAGCTGACTGACTTCGTAAAGCCCACAAGCGGGTTTGAGGCTCCCGCTGACCTGGGACAACCTAAAGCCTCCGTTGAGGCGGGGAACATCCCCTTCAATGGCTCCTCGATGTTCATGGAGGGAGAGCAGCCACCGGAGAAGGCGAAGGGCTTCAAGCAGCTCCTCAAGGAGACCACGGGGCGTGATGACGACGACCTGAGTACCGGGCTGTTTGAGGGCACAGGGACCGCCACTGAGGCAGGGGTCAAAACGTCCCCGCTCGGTGTGGCCCTACGCGCTGCCCTGGAGAACGATGAGTTCGACTTCAGTGAGTCCTTCTCGATGATGCGCGACGTGTTCAACGATCCGTTCGACGGTGGACAACTGACGGACTGGTCCGAGGACGATTACGACCAGCTCAAGGCGTCGGGCCTCGATCCTCAGTTCTACGATGTCGTCCTTCGTGGTCGCCGGGAGAACTTTGAGTCGAACCTACGGCTTGCCCAGGAGAACGAGCGGCTCATCAAGGAATCCCAGCAGACCGGCTTCGGTGCTCAAATCACCGGGGGAGCTGCCAGTATGATCGGCGACCCGTGGACCGTAGTGAACCCCGCAAGGGGCGCTGGGGCAACACTCGGGAAGCGTATCATTGGCGGCTCCCTCGTCGGTGGCCCCCTGGCTGGGTTCTCTGAACACACCAGCTCATCCATCTCTGGCCGTGAGGCTGACTACGTGATGGCCATCTCCGGTGGGGCTGCGTTCGGTGGGGTCCTTAATGGGCTCCTCGGGACTCGCCCAGGTAGAGCCTCAGGTCCAGCCGATGAGGGAATCAGCGGGGAGTACCTTGGGCCGGAAAGTCCAGTCCAAGGTTCCCCGAGTGCCGCTCCACGGCTGGAGACCTGGCTCGGAGGCGACACCACGTCTGTCCAACCGGGCGGTACGGAAGGTGACTTAGCCACCAGAAGCCCCCTCGCTGGTCTTCTGGATGGCCCCGCGCCTGACCCCGTGTTGGGTGCCACTACCCGCCTGGAGCACCGCGAGAAGGCCCGCCTGGATGGACTTGAGGATGACCCTACGGCTATGCCTTACCGGGACGGGGATACGCTCCACGAGGACGCTGCGGTGCCCTACATGGACGTTCCGTTCGATAAGGGAGCCGTGAGGTTAGCTGACGGTACGATTATTACCGGAGGCTCCCCGCTCAACCCGAAGACCCTCAAGGACTTCACTGAGGTTGACCCTACGCCTGTTCGGGCAAACAAGGGGCTTCGTCTCGGGTCCCTTTCGGAGATTGGCCTTGTGCTGGGTCGGACTGAGAATGAGCAGCTTCGAGGAATCGCCAGGGACCTGTTCCGTTCACCGACTGGTTATCAGGACGGTTCCAATGGGAAGTTCGGGGCAACCGCCTCGGACATCGTGGAGCGCCTTCGGTCCCAGGACAACATCGCCCATAACAACTTCAAGTCCCTGACCGATGAGGCTCTGAAGGAACCCTTCTGGCACAACCAGCGGATGTCCTCGGATGCCAAGCTGGACCTGATGAGTCGTCGCGTGGTGGAGGCCCTTGAGGCGTCCTCGCATGGCGGTAAGGTTCGAGTGACTGCCACTGAGCAGAAGCTCGTGGATGCCCTGAAGGAACACATGGGCAAGAAGTGGGATTACATCGAGAACCCTGGGCAGTTCGGCAACATGAACGCTAAGAGTCTCCTTGAGGAAACCCGCCACGCTGGGTCTTACTTCCCGATGCGCTACAGCACTACTGCCAAGCACGCCCTCATTGAGCGCCTGGGCGGGGCTGATGAGCTACAGGAAGCTATCGCCCGGTCCTGGCTGGCGAGCTACGCCAAGCGTCCGACCACTAAGGCTCGGGTGGACAGGATGATCGAGGAGAAGCTCAAGAAGGAAGGCATCGAGAAACCCACTCCTAAGCAGATCAAGGAGGCCGTTGAGAAGTACGCCAGGGACAAGGCATACGGTATCAGCCACACCGACCAGTTCAACCGCAGCTCCATCGTGGAGGAACACCTGAGGGACGGGGAGGGTGTCGAGAACAATGACTACCTTGAGGCCCGGAACCTGTTCGACTCGGACGTTCGGGTCAACCTCCCAGACGGCTCACTGTTCAACGTGGATGACCTCCGTGAGTTCAACATCCTCAGGCTGGTCCCTCAGTACGACCGGCGAGTGAACGGGGACATTGCCCTCATGGGCGGCACCGGGAAGTCCACCGCTGAGCTGAAGACGATGGCGATCAAGATGCGGCAGAAGGCTCTCCCAGGGGAACCCAAGGCTGAAGCGGATGCACTTATGGATGCCCTGAAGCTGTTCACAGGGCGTTCCCGCCAGGAGCGCATCGAGGGCGGCTATGAGACGTTCCTCCGGTCCCTCATGGACGTGGGGTTTGTCACGAAGAACGCCTTTATGGGTATCCAGAACTTCACTGAAGCGGCCAGTCTGGTAGCCAAGGGGCACGTCAAGATGCTCACCCACGGCGTCCCGTTCCTCAAGAATCTGACGACCGCTGGGACCAAGCTGAAGGCTGACGACATCAAGGCGCTCCACCAGACCGTCTTCGGGAAGGAACTGGACGACCTCATTCGACCAAGCCGCCAGGACATCGTGGATCGCCTCAGGGAATCCCGGCGAGTCGGTAGCGGTAAGGTGGCCTCCCAGGTCATCGGGACCATGAAGTTCGCCACTGGGGAAGCTGCGGCTCGCTCTCCGTTCACTTGGCTCCTCCGCGAGACGGGTAACTATCTGATGGACGCTGGACGCCAGGGGATCATGGTGGACCTCGCCAACAAGGTGCTGAATGGAGTCGAGGCGAAGCACTTGGGCGGGACTGCGGACCTGTTCTCACCGGAACGCCTGCGGTCGGCCTCCATCTCCCCTGAGCAACTCAAGGGTATCGAGGACCTCATTCGGTCGAACTTCAAGATGACCAAGAAGGGCAAGTGGAGCCTGACGGACCCAGCGGCTCTCGCCTCGGACCCCCGAGCGATGGACCTGTGGAGGCTTGGGGATGCTGTGGCTGATGAGACGATCCTCAGGCCTCACAAGATGTCCTCCCAGGCCACTCAGCAGCATGGTGCTCTCCTTGGCGCTGCCCTTCAGTTCAAGATGTTCGTCCTGCGCAGCGTCAACGCCAGGGCGGTCAGAGGGTGGAGCGAGGCGACCCGCAATGGGCAGGTCCTCGATCAAACCATGAAGGTCCTCGTGTCGGTCGGCTTAGCGACTGGCTTCTATGCAGCTCAAGCCCACCTCAAGTCCCTGGCGCTACCCGCTCGGGAACGCAAGGAGTATCTGGAGAAGGCACTGAGCGAGGAGATGCTCGGCTATGCGGCTCTGTCCCGTAGCTCCCACCTTGGGGCAATCCCGAGCACCGTGGGATTCATTGCGGCCCCTCTGGGCTACGACCCGGCTGCTGCGGTGCGTACCTCGATCCTCCCACGTGGACCGAAGGAGAACCCTATGGACGACCGACCGATCCGCTACGGCGTGATGTCGTCTCCGAAGGTCCAGGATTTCATGTCCCGTGTCGGTGAGCAACTCCCAGCAGCACAGGTAGCTGGCAACTTCTACCAGGGCGTCGATTCCAGCCTCGGGCTTCTTGAGGACCAACGTGGGGCTGACCTCCAGGGCTACCGAACGGGGCTGTTCAACTCGCTGAAGCACTTCGTACCGAACGATCCAGTGTCCCAGAACCTCCTCATGCGCCTCGCTGAGGCCAATGGGGTGGACCGGAAGCGGTGACAGGTAAAACCCCTCACTACAAGGGCACTCAGGGTAATCCTCAGTGCCTTTTCTTTTAACTACAGCAAGGAGGCCGTATGGCTATCACTACTGTTTACACCTATGAGCTTAATGGCTCCTTGAAGGACTTTAATGTCCCCTTCGAGTACCTTGCGCGGCGCTTCGTGACGGTCACCTTGATTGGTACGGACCGCAAGGAGTTGGTCCTCACGAATGACTTCCGGTTCACCAGTAAGAGCACCGTACAGACTACTAAGGCGTGGGGACCTGGGGACGGTTACGAACTCATCGAGATTCGCCGGAACACCTCAGCTACGGACCGCCTTGTGGACTTTGCGGACGGTTCGATCCTTCGTGCCTACGAACTGAACATCGCTCAGATTCAAACGATGCACATTGCGGAAGAAGCGCGGAATCTTGTGGCGGACACCATCGGCGTGAACAACGATGGGGACCTCGATGCACGTGCCCGTCGTATTGTGAACCTTGCGGACGCCACTGAGCCCGGCCATGCGGTAACGCTTCGCCAGGAGCAGGAGTGGGCTTCGTCCACGCTCAGCCAAGCTAACAGAGCAAAGGCCGAAGCGGATCGCTCCACCACCCAAGCCGATGCCTCCACCACTAAGGCGAATGCTGCCGCAGCCAGTCAAGCCGCAGCAAAGACCTCCGAGACGAACGCAAAGACCTCCGAGACGAACGCAAAGACCTCCGAGACGAACGCAAAGACCTCCGAGACGAACGCCCTGGCCAGTGAAGCTGCCGCGAAGAAGTCTGAGGATGCCGCCCTTGTATCAAAGAACGCAGCAGGTACGTCTGAGGCTAACGCAGAGGCACATGCAGCTAACCTTGGAAACGCGGTCGGATTCTACTCGCTGGTGGAATCCGTGGCAGATGGCGTGGCTACCTTCAAGCCTGCGCAGGGCATCAACGCTCCCGTGCTGCGGGTCAGCGGGAGTCCTGTATGGCACTGGGGGAGCTTCGACCCGGAATCGAAGTTGTCTGTGATCGCTAACGGCGGCGGGTTTGGGAAAACAGCCGTGTTCGGTCGGATTTTCACCGACCTCGACGCCTCATCTCAGGTTTACAACTCAGGTATCGAGTTGCGTGAGAATGGTTTGGTGGGCAACGCCGGGCCATTGCCGGGCCACGTATACAGCGCACCCGGTATCACATTCCACTGGGCCACGGTTAGCGTCAAAAAGCTCTGGATGAACCACGTTGGCCAGTTGTGCTGGGGCGATCCCAACGGGGCCTTCGTGGTCATCGCCTCATAGCCTTAGGGAGAGCCTAATGATTTCAATCGACTTCAACAACGGGATAGTCCAAGCGACTCCCGTTGCTGGGGCGGCTGCTACTGATGCAGTAAGTCGCCTCGTACTGGGCTTGTCCCTCAATGAGTGGTTCTACGTGAGCGCCATTCTGTACTCACTCGCCATGACCTTCATCGCCATCTACAAGGCCGTCAAGGAGACCCCTAAAGCTACCAAGGAGTAACACCACATGAGCCAATATATCCTTGAGCAACTGCTTGAGGCTATCGACACGGAGACAGGACGCAACCTCCTGGCTGACCTCCAAGACCCCGAACGCCGCACCCCTCAGCTCTACAACGCAGTCGGCAAGTACCTCGACCGTCACAAGTTCACCATCCAGAAGCTACAGCCTGACGCTGGCCTCCTGGGTGCGCTTGCTGATGCCCTGAGCGAAGTCCCTGACCTCGATCCTGACGAAGCCGTTCGACACTAAAGGAACCCTCTATGCAAGCCCTCATAGCGAAAGCCGTGGGGGCTTTTTTGGTTCTGGTCCTCTCGTTTTCCCTTGGCTACAGCTACCGGGACGGGAAGGCAGATCAAGAAGCCCTCATTGTGGAGAACACCCACCTCAGACAGATCAATCAGGAGCGCGAGGCGCTTCAAGGAGCATTAGATGAAATCTCTGGAGCATGGCAAGCCCAGGTCAACAAGGTTCAGTTCGATGCTGATCGTGCTGTTAGCGATCTGCGTGCTGCTGGTATCCGGCTGCGTGTCCAGCTTGCCGATGCCACTGTCAGCTCAGTCACAGGTCAATGTGGACCCGAGCCTGATGGCCGAGCCGAACTACACCCGGACGCTTCTGGATTTCTTATCGGACAAGCCAAGCGAGCCGACGCCCAAGTGAAGGCGCTTCAGGATGTCGTGAAGACCCTACAAGGAGGCTCGGATGCCAAGACGAAAGATTGACCCTGAGTTCGTCGGGCCGATGCCTAAGAGGCGCAAGAAGGCACCCCCGCCAGAAGCCCCCCAGAAGCCCCCAGAAGCCCCTCCAGTTCCAACCCCTACCGTTACCCCTCGCCAGACCTCTCCGAAGCTCACACAAGACCAGCAGAATCTCCAGCGCATGAAGGATGACTTCGTGGCGTTCCTGTTCGTCCTGTGGCGGGCCTTGAGTCTCCCGAAGCCAACCAAGTGTCAGATCGACATGGCTCGGAAGCTGTCCTCGGGGGACAACCGGCGATTCATCCTCCAGGCTTTCCGAGGGATCGGGAAGTCGTTCATCACATGCGCCTATGTGGTGTGGATGCTCTGGAACAACCCGAACCTCAAGTTTATGATCGTGTCCGCCTCCAAGGAACGGGCCGATGCGAACTCCGTGTTCATCAAGCGGATCATCGAGCTGCTGCCGTTCCTCCACGAGCTGAAGCCACGCCCAGGACAACGGGACTCAACTATCAGCTTCGACGTGGGACCCGCCAAGCCTGACCACTCACCCTCGGTGAAGTCGGTAGGTATCACCGGGCAGTTGACTGGTAGCCGTGCTGACATCCTCATCGCGGATGACGTGGAGGTTCCCAACAACTCCGCAACGCAGCTCGCTCGGGATCGCCTGGGAGAACTCGTCAAGGAGTTCGATGCGATTTTGAAGCCTGACGGAACGATCATCTACCTGGGCACGCCTCAGACCGAGATGACCCTCTACCGTGAGCTTGAGAACCGTGGCTATGTGACAACCATCTGGCCCGCTCGGTATCCGAAGGACTGGAAGGACCTTGAAGCCTACGGTGAGCGCCTCGCTCCGATGCTCAAGGCTGAGCTGATGAAGAACCCCGAGGGCATCTTCTGGACACCTACGGACCCTGTTCGATTCGATGATGCGGACCTGCGCGAACGTGAGCTGTCCTACGGCTCTGGTGGCTTTGCCCTCCAGTTCATGCTCAACCCGAACCTCTCGGATGCCCAGAAGTACCCTCTGAAGCTGCGAGATTTCATCGTAGCGGCTCTTTCCCACGACAAGGCACCCTTGAGCTTCCAGTGGTTGCCGAACAGCTCCAACGAGCTTGGGATGCTTCCTAACGTGGGCCTGAAGGGCGACCGTTATCACAGGTATCAGGAGGCCAATACGTCTTTCTCGGACTACCAGTCGAAAATCCTCGTGATTGACCCCTCGGGGCGCGGTAAGGATGAGACTGGCTATGCCGTCCTCTACCAGCTTAACGGCTATATCTTCCTGATGGAGTGGGGAGGGTTCCGTGGGGGCTACGAGGACAAGACCCTGGAGGCACTCGCTCAGATTGGCAAGAAGTGGAAGGTCAACGAGGTGGTGATCGAAGGCAACTTCGGTGACGGTATGTACCTCAAGCTGTTCAGCCCTGTGATGACCAAGGTTCACCGCTGCGCCATAACCGAGGTGAAGTCCAAGGGTCAGAAGGAATGCCGTATAGCGGACGTTCTGGAGCCGGTCCTGGGGTCTCACAAGCTGGTGGTCCTTGAGTCCGTCATTGAGGAGGACTACAGGTCCGCTGTGAACATCGATGGGACCTTCGACATCACCTACTGCGGTATGTACCAGCTCACACGCCTCACAAGGGATCGAGGAGCGCTGAAGCATGACGACCGCTTGGATGCCCTGGCGATTGGCGTCCAGTTCTTCGTCGAGAGCATGGAGAAGAACAGCGAGGAAGGCGCTGACGAGCTTCTCCAGGACTTCCTTGAGATGCACATGGAGAACGCTATGGTCGGCTTCAATGATGCCCGTAGGATCGCCCTGAGTGGCTCTGACGTGACGATCCAGTGGGACGACGATGGCGACTACGGCGGGTCCAACTACCTGTTCGGGTAGAGGGCCTACAGATGACACAAGGACGTGTCAACAGGTATTTAAAACCCCTCACTATAAGTAGAAGACTTATCTAAGGGTGGAAACTTTTAGACCTCCTAAGGACCACTCAAGGTCCACCTGGGGCTTCTGCTGCATCCCTACAGCAAACAGACAGGCCCCAGGAGGGCGGTGCTATGACGACCAAGGCCCGAGTGCTCTTAGTCCTCAAGACCATCGCTACCACTCGTGCCACCTACCGATTTCTCGCTGCACTTCTGGTTGCTTTGGGTGTTACTCAGGGAGCCTCTCTGGTCACCGGACTTGAGACTGCCGCTTGTCTTCTTCTTGGTGGCTGTGGGTAGCGACCTTGTGGACTGTTTTATCTTGCTTCACTCAAACCAAAGGACTCCCTGAGGGCAGCTTCAAGCCTGCCAATAGACAGCCTTTGGTCCCCGCCATAGAGGTCGAACGTGATCGTCTGTGAGCTATGCCCAAGGATATCCTGAGCGATACCCACGGCAACTCCATGCTGCTTCATCAGGGAAGCCATAGAGTGACGTAGTGAGTGATACGTCAACCCCTCACCTGATTCCACCCCAAGCACATCCCTCAGGGTCTCATTAAGCACCCTCGTGAAGTTGTGACTTGTCCTATCGAATAGCTTCCCTTCACAGGTCGCTACATACCTGAGGAACGCCTCCAAGTCGAACCCGTAAGCTCCGTCAATGAGCGGTACGAGTCGATTCGAGTAGGAGTTCTTCAGGTTCTTCCCCTCGCTCTCATTTATATCAATCACCCATGTATCACTAACCTTGCGGACATCCGCTGAGGTCAACTGGAAGACCTCCCCAATGCGAGCCCCAGTGATGGCCCCAAGGGACATCGCCCAGCGCTTCCAGGCGGTCTCCGGCATCTGGTTCATCGTATCCATCAAGGTCTTCACCTGGGCCTCAGAGAACGCCTTACGGCCACTCTCAGCGCCCTTGCTAAACTTCAGGCCCTTCTCGTAGGTCTTCTCCAAGTACCCGCTATTGATGGCCCAAGAGAGCACCGTTGTGAGCCTCGTTAGGAGCTTGTTGACCGTCAGTGGTTTACGCCCTGGGATCAGGGCAGCCTTGAGCTTCACCATGTCGTCCCGAGTGTGTTCCTTGAGGTTCAGCTCCACGCCCTCATCGTTCGTCAAGGCAGCAGTCAGCGTCTTTATCGCACTGTTCATGTCCCTGACTGAGCTGGGCTGAAGGTGCTCCCCTTGCTCGGACATATAGAGCGCAGCCAGTGTGCTGAAGGTGACCACCTCGGACTTCTTCGTGGGGACCTCAATGGGAGCCGCAGGGACCGCAGCGGATGCCTTCTTCTCCGCTTCGACCGTTAGTTCATCGACAATATCACTGAGAGGCTTAGGGTCTCCTTTATGGAGCCTAACTTGAGCGGCTTTCAGTATTCTTGCACTAACATGAATTGCTTTCACTTGGCTTGATGTCACCGGATGGGTCGCAGCAATGTTCTTGAGGTCTTCGAGCAGCTCGTCGTATTCCTGCTGCTGAGCATCCCGGCTCTCAAGTTCGATCATCTGCCACAAGGTCGCCTCAGCCAGCTCCTTCAACGGAACCACAAGCTGGTCCCATGTGTCTTCAGGGCGGTCCAGATGGAAGACCCTCAAGGTGGCCTCAATTCGACGGCTATGGCGCATGGCGGTTTCCCTGTGACGAGTGCGTAAAGACAGCGTGATGGTTTGCTTGGAGACACCTGATGGTCGGAGGCGCATGTAGTAGACTCCACCCCGGCGATACACCCAGGGTGCAGCCAAAGGACACGCGAGTTTGTGACAACTTTCTAACATTATTCTAACATTCTGGCCTTCATTCTGACGCAACGGCGCGGAACTCAT